GCTCGCGATACTAGTAACAATTCATATGTGCAAGCAAACAGCGCTTATGATCAGGCGAATACTGCTCGCAATACTGCAAACAATGCCTATGTTCAAGCGAATGGTGCGTATGCACAAGCAAATAATGCAGCAAATACTGCAAGAGTTTCAGCGAACAGTGGATCAACACTAGACGCAAAACATCTTAATTTCATTAATTCAGCAAGTGTGTTTGTTTCTGTTACTCCTTCTGGAGACGGAACTAATGCGAATATTTCATTTATAACTTCTGGTGCGTCAATTGGCGATGCTTATGTTCAAGCCAACGCAGCAAGAGATCAGGCGAACACTGCACGTGAACAAGCGAATACAGCAAGAACGCAAGCCAATACTGCTCGCGACACTGGCAATAATGCATATGCTCAAGCGAATTCTGATTATATGTCAGCTGAAGCATATAGTATTACTGTTACTGAACCAAACCCCGTAGGATTTGTATTCAGAACATTTGAAGATGGCGGCTCCAGTGGTGCCGTATACACTGCCTGGGATAGTCCCGCGACGCAAGCAAATCCAAGTCTATGGCTTCGACCTGGCAGCACTATTGCATTTAGATTAGTTGATTTGGTATCTCCATTAAACGGACCTCAAGGTTTTGCACTTTATTCTGATTCTTATACCAGCCTAGTATCTTCTGGATTAACTCATGTCGCGCTTGACGGTACACTAAGTGTTGGTACAAGTGCACAAAACAAACAAACTGGCACGTTATACTGGACAATACCATCATCAGCTGCTGGTTCAACTTATTATTATGGATCCAATCAGGGGAACGGAAACCTTTATCGTGGACAATTCTATGTAGATTATTATGCTGCTAGTGTACGAAATCTAGCAATGGATGCATTTAATCAAGCAAACACTGCTCGCGACCAAGCGAACACTGCAAGAACACAAGCAAATAATTCGTACCTTCAAGCAAATACCGCTCGAGATCAAGCGAACACTGCCAGAGATCAAGCGAATACTGCTCGTGGTCAAGCAAATAACGCTTACGCCGAAGCCAATCTTAAATTAAATCTAACTGGCGGTACGATAAATGGATCGTTAAATATTTCTGGTAACTTATTTGTTACTGGCAATACGACATTTATTAATACATCAACGTATACAGTTGATGATCCACTAATTTATCTAGCTGCAAATAATATACTCACTGATATTGTTGATATTGGATTTGTCGGCGCTAAAAACTCAGGCTCATCAGTAACGCATACTGGTTTCGCGCGCGATGCTGGTGACGGAATATGGTATTTGTTTGATAACCTAGCAAATTCTGGTCATGAGAATAATGTGATCGACTTTGCGAATACTTCACTCGCAACTCTTCGAGCAAATATTGATGCAAATAGTATCACTCTTGTGAGTAATACTGTTGCTACACATGCTAATTTAATTTTTGCATTTAATCAAGCAAACACTGCGCGTGATACAGCAAATAATTCTTATGCTCAAGCAAATGTAGCACGCGATACTGCGAATGGTGCCTATGTGCAAGCAAATGGTGCTTATGCTCAGGCAAATGGTGCGTACAATCAGGCGAATGGTGCTTATGCTCAGGCGAATGGTGCTTATGCTCAGGCGAATGGTGCTTATAATCAGGCGAATGGTGCTTATGCTCAGGCGAATGGTGCATATAATCAAGCCAATAATTCTGCGAACACGGTTCGTGTTTATGCAAACAGCGCTGGTGAACTTTCAAATAAATTCCTAAACTTCATCAATACTGCAAGTATTCAAGTCGATGTCAGTAGCGTTGATGGAAATGCAAATATAGCCTTTAATACGACTGGTGCTGCAGTTGCTGACGCTTATGCTCAAGCAAACATAGCACGCAATACCTCTAATAGTGCATATGCTCAAGCAAATAACGCATATAATGCAGCTAATAATGCAACGGTAAGAGTCTCAGCCAATTCAGGATCCATAACTGTAACACCTAATATCAATTTCATCAATACATCAACTGTTTCCGTTTCTGTTGTATCTGGCGATAATGGTAATGCAAATGTTTCGTTAATATCTTCTGGATCGCAACAGTTTACATATGATACAACAACTACCTCTGCCGAAACAGTTGACAGTTGGTCAGCTTCGACTTATAGAAGTGGTAGATATCAAATGCAAGTGGAAAACCTATTTGGGTTTTTGGCACTTGAAATTATGCTGTTACATGATGGGGCAACGACAAATTTGGTCAAATATGCTGAAACAACTATTGGTAGTGGTGTTGGTACATTCTCTTCAGATATTAGCAGTGGATTGGTCAGACTTCGATTTACACCGAATGATCCAACTTCACAATTAACTTACTATAAATCATTGTTAACCAGTAGAATATCATCAGACGCGTTGCCAATCGATTTAATGACTGGATCAATAGTATTTGATTTAATGAACAGCTTCTCACTATCCCCATCAGACTTAAATGCATAATTGAAAATAATAAATAAAGGTACTTCATAGAGAGATCTTAAATGGCAACAACATTACAATTCCGAAGATACGATACGGCAAATATCGCTAATTTAACTGGTGCGGTTGGCGAAATCTTTATTGACATGGATAAAGATACCGTCGTTGTACAAGATGGATCTACGGCAGGCGGCTTTCCGTTAGCCAGAGAAGGTGCTTACATACAAGCGAATAATGCACGAGATCAAGCCAATACAGCTCGTGATCAAGCAAATACATCACGCGATCAAGCAAATACTGCTCGCAACCAAGCCAACAATGCTTATGCAGAAGCCAATCTAAAAGTTAATTTAACTGGTGGAACAATCAGTGGTAATTTAGTAATCACTGGCAATTTAGAAGTTCTCGGAAATAGTACAACTCTTAATGTTGAAACATTATCAGTTGAAGACAATGAAATTATTCTTAATTCAAACGTAACTGGTTCTCCAACTTTAAATGCCTATATTTCTATCAATCGTGGAACAGATCCAAATGCAAATCTAGTTTGGGATGAAGACACAAATCAATGGAAATGGAATGATGGTGATGGAGTATTTTATGCGCTAGACTCATCACTAGATGCATATGCTCAAGCAAACACTGCTAGAGATACAGCTAACGGTGCTTATGCGCAAGCCAACGGTGCTTATGGTCAAGCGAACGGTGCATATTCTCAAGCCAACGGAGCCTATGCTCAGGCTAATGGCGCATATGCTCAAGCAAATAGTGCAAGAGATGTAGCCAACGGAGCATACGCCCAAGCCAATGGTGCATATAGTCAAGCCAATACTTCTGCAAACACGGCTCGTGTTTATGCAAACAGTGCTGGTGAGTTGTCGAATAAGTTCCTAAACTTCGTAAATACAGCAAGTATTCAAGTCAGTGTTTTCGATAATGCTGATGGTAATGCAAATATCTCCTTTAGTACGACTGGCGCTGCTGTTGCTGATGCTTATGCACAAGCCAACGCTGGTTATGCTCAAGCAAACACTGCTAGAGATACAGCTAACGGTGCTTATGCGCAAGCCAACGGTGCTTATGCACAGGCTAACGGTGCTTACACCCAAGCCAATGGAGCCTATGCTCAAGCAAATGGTGCTTATGCCCAGGCAAATGGAGCCTATGCTCAGGCAAACTTAAAAGTTTCTCTTGCTGGTGATACGATGACAGGCAACTTAAATGTTGCTGCTAGTTTGATAACTCAAAATATTGAGCCTAATTTAAATGTCACATATGATATTGGTACTCCAACTAAACGATTTAAAGATCTGTATCTAAGTAACAGCACAATTTATCTTGGTGAAACAGCACTATCTGCTTCTGGCGATGAGGTGCGCGCCAATGTATTCAATGCTGCTGTGTCAGTATTAGTAAGTGGTGTCAATGTTCTTGATACTGCCAACGGTGCATACGCTCAGGCAAATGGTGCTTATGGACAAGCAAATGGCGCATACGGACAGGCTAATGGAGCGTACTCCCAAGCCAACGGAGCATATGCTCAAGCCAATAGTGCCAGAGATGTTGCTAATGGAGCCTATGCTCAAGCCAATGGTGCTTATGGACAAGCCAATGGAGCCTACGCTCAAGCAAATGGTGCCTATGCGCAGGCTAATGGTGCTTATGCTCATGCTAATGTTGTATATGCACAAGCAAATGCAGCGTATGACACTGCTAATCTTAAACTGAGCGCCAGCGGCGGATCTATAAATGGTGATTTGACAATCACAGGAAATTTATTTGTAACAGGATCTAACACATTACTTAATGTCAGTAATTTGTCTGTAAATGATTCTATCATTTTCTTAGCAAATGGACAGGTTGGTGATGCGTTTGATATAGGATTCGTTGGTCACTTTGATCGCGGCGCAACACCAACTCACGCTGGTTTGATTCGTAAATCAACAGACAATCAATTTTATCTTTTCGATAATTATGAAGTAGAACCTACAAATAATATTATCGACATCAATGGAAATAATTTTAGAACTGGTAACTTAAAACTTAACACAATAAATGCTGTTACGTTTGTCACCAATGCAGGATTAAATGTCACTGATCAAGCCAACTCCGCCAGAGATCAAGCAAACACCGCTAGAGGACAAGCAAACAATGCATATGCTGAAGCCAACCTCAAGGTAAATCTTTCTGGCGATACGATGACTGGTACATTGAATGTGCAGCATCTTATTCCGACTGCAAATGTTACATATGATCTTGGAACGTCTACAAAACGATTTAAAGATTTGTATCTCAGTGGGTCGACAATTTATATCGGTGAAACAATATTGTCTACCTCTGGCGATGAGATGCGCGCAAATACATTCAATGCCGCTGTTTCATTCTTAAGTGCAGGTTTAAATGTTCTTGATCAAGCCAACTCTGCTCGCGATACAGCAAATGGTGCTTATGCACAAGCCAACGGAGCCTATGCGCAAGCGAATGGTGCTTATGCTCATGCGAACATTGTTTATGCTCAAGCAAATGCTGCATATGCTCAAGCGAATGCAGATTATCAACCAGCCGTCACTCGCCTTGATGTAACAAACAATGGCGCGACAGCATATCGTTTTGATCAATATGGCGCAGCAACTGATGATCCAACACTCTATGTTCGTGCTGGTGAAACTATTGCATTTAATCTAAACAATGCTGGTCACCCATTTGCGATTCGTGTCTCAAACGGTGGTTCGAACTACGACACTGGATTGACGCACGTTGCAACTGATGGCACAGTAAGCACTGGTTCCTCTGCTCAAGGTAAGGTTTCTGGAACACTTTACTGGAAAGTTCCATATACACTTGGCGGAAGCACTTATGTTTACCAGTGCACTGTGCATAGTGGTATGGTCGGCAACATTGTGATTGAGCCAGATTCAACAGTAATCTACGTTCAAGCCAATGCTGCATATGCTCAAGCCAACGGCGCATACGGACAGGCTAATGGCGCATATGCTCAGGCTAATGGTGCTTATGCACAAGCCAACGGAGCCTATGCGCAAGCGAATGGTGCTTATGCTCATGCGAACATTGTTTATGCTCATGCGAATAATTCATATGATCAAGCAAATACTGCAAGAGATACTGCGAATGGTGCTTATGCTCAAGCAAATGGTGCATATGCGCAGGCGAACGGCGCATATGCACAAGCGAACGGCGCTTATGCTCAGGCGAACGGCGCTTATGGTCAAGCAAATTCTGCTGCAAATACTGTTCGAGTTTCAGCTAATGGTGAATCAACATTAGATGCAAAACAACTAAATTTTGTAAACACAACTTCTATTCAAGTTATTGTTGCTTCTGCAGCTGATGGCACAAATGCTAATATCTCGTTTACAACAGGTACTGCTTCGGTTGGTGACGCTTATGCTCAAGCGAATGCAGCATTCGCTAAAGCGAATACTGCGGGTGGTGGTGGATCTGATGGGTTTATACTCCATATTTTTGGTATAACATAATAAATAATATTATTCTTTTATTTTTGAGATAAAAAAATGGGAATCCCAACAACACGCACAGAACTTAAAGATTATTGCCTTCGTCGTTTGGGATTTCCAGTTATTGACATTAATGTTGATGACGACCAATTAGATGATCGCATTGATGATGCATTAAACAAATATCGCGAGTTTCATTACGATGGAACTGAAGATTGTTATCTTGCGCATAAAGTAACTACATCAGATCAAACAAATCGTTACATTAGACTCTCTGATAATATAATTGGCATTTCAAGAGTAATGCCAATCACTGGTGCTAGCATCAGTTCACAAGGAACATCTGGATTTAATATTTTTGACATTAATTATCAAATTAGACTTAACGATTTTTATAATTTATTAGCAAGTTCTTACACATATTATTATATTGCCAGACAACATTTATCAATGTTAGATATGATCGTAACTGGTGAAATCCCATTTAATTTTAATAAAAAAACTAAACGTCTTGATATCTATATGGATTGGGATTCAAGAGTAAATCCAAACGATTATATTGTTTTTCAAGGATTTAGAATTGTTGATCCGGAAGTTTATGATAAAATTTATTCTGATCAATGGTTAAAAGAATATACCACTGCATTATTTAAAATGCAGTGGGGTTCTAATTTAACAAAATATGCAAACTACACACTTCCTGGTGGTCTAGTTGTAAATGGTGAAAAGATTTATAATGATGCAATTCTAGAAATTGAAAAACTAGAAGAAAAATTAAGAGACATGTACGAGTCGCCTGCATCTATGTTTGTTGGATAATTAAATGGCGACAAGCGTATATTTTAACTATCAGGATGCATCAAGAGAACAATTCCTTATTGAAGATATGGTGATTGAATCAATCAAAAATCACGGCATTGACATTTACTACATTCCGCGCGATTCTCAGTCAGAACTTGATGAGTTATTTGGTGACGATCCAGTTAAATCATACACGAGTGCATACAAAATGGAAGTTTATCTTGAAACCTTTGACAACTTTAAAGGTAATCAAGAATTTTTCAGTAAGTTTGGTTTACAAATAGAAAAGGGTGTTGAGTTAGCATTAGCACGACGCACCTTTGAAAGATATATTCCGTATACAACAAGAAACACACCAAAAGAAGGCGATTTAATTTATCTATCAGTTCAAGAAAAATTAATGGAAATAAAAAATGTCGAAGAAGAAAAGAACTTCTTTCAGGCTGGTAAAGTAGCAGCATACATGTATGGACTCTCATGCGAGACGTTTAAATACAATGGTGAAATTCTTACAACTGGTGTTCCATCTATAGATGAGGTTGCTGATCAAAATGCATTTAGTATTGAGTTTACAATGCAAGCTGGCGGAACCTCTACATATATAGATGGTGAAATAGTTTATCAAGGTGCTTCGCTTGCTGCTTCAACAGCAAAAGCATACGTGCGTTCTTGGGATAAAACAAATCTTAAATTAGTTTTAAGAAACATACGTGGAGCATTTACAGGTGCTACAGTAATAGGTGTAAGTTCAGACGCACAATGGACTTTGGTAAGTGGTAATACTCAAGAAGATGCAACTGAGCCTTATGATGATAATGTTAGAATTGAAACAGAAGCTGACAATATTCTTGATTGGTCAGAAACAAATCCATTCGGAAGTTCAGACGAGTAATTATGCTTTCTAGCACACATTTTTATCATCGTGTTACAAGAAAAATGGTCGTGGCGTTTGGCACGATGTTCAACAACATTCGCCTTGTGCGATATAATAAAGCGGGAACAACTGAACTTGAAAGAATTACTGTTCCACTTTCTTATGCACAAAAAGAAAAATTTTATTCGCGTTTACAGCAAGATCCAAATATGAATCAGGCTGTGCAAATTACATTACCGAGAATGAGTTTTGAAATGACTTCAATTACATATGATCCTGTTCGTAAAACAAGCATGTTTAATCGCAATTTTTCACCACTCAGCGATACGCTTCTTCGCAGTGTGCGAATGACGCCATATAATTTTGATTTTAGTTTGAATATCTACGTCCGTAACACTGAAGATGGTACACAAATCGTAGAACAAATTTTACCATATTTTGCGCCAGACTATACACTTACAGCTGATTTAACAGGATTAAATCAACCAATAGACATACCAATTATTCTTCAAAATGTTGTTTATGATTCAGATTATATTGGTGGTATCGATACGTTGCGCGTTTTAAATTGGACATTAAACTTCACTATGAAGGGGTATATGTACGGTCCAATATCTAATGTTGATGTAATTAGAACATCTTCTGCTAATACATTCAATGATGTATTTAATGCCAACTCTTCTCGCAAAATCACCATTAATAGTGGAGCAGGTAGTGGCGGAACAGGTACATTTAAAGTTGGCGAACTTGTTTATCAAGGAAATAATTTTGATGTTGCCTCTGCAACTGCATATGTAGATGCTTGGAGTCCTTCTACGAATACTCTTATTGTTGTGGATACTACAGGTGTTCTTGCTTCTGGTCATTTTATAACTGGTGCAGTATCCAATGCGTCATATAATATAATTTCGTTTGGCACAAATGATCAACAATTAGTAAGCATAACTGTTACACCTGATCCTAACACTGCTAACGTAAATACTGCATTCGGATTTGATACAACTGTTGAGGAATTCCCCAATATAACATGAGTGATGTTGATAAAAATCTTGCTGAGTTATTAAATACTGATTATGTGCCTGTTGTAAATGACAAATCTGACAAGCCCATAACATTGCATCACGACAACACAAATAATCCAGATGCACATTATTCTCGATCAAATTATTATAATCTTATTGAAAAGGGCAACGAAGCATTAGATGGTATTCTAGAAGTTGCAAAAGAATCACAACATCCAAGAGCCTATGAAGTTGCTGCAAATATGATCAAAAATCTTTCTGATGTCACAGAAAAATTAATGATCCTTCAAAAACAACAACAAGAATTACAACCAAAAGGACCTGCCGCTCCTACAAATATTACAGTGGATAAGGCAGTATTCGTTGGATCAACTGCTGAGTTGTTGAAGAAACTTAAAAATGAATCTAGCGACTAGAATAAAGAATTATTTGGGGAACCCAAATTTAAAGAAGATTAATATGCAATTACAACTTACGGAAGATCAAGTCCGTGAGTTTGTTCGCTGCGCGCAAGATCCAATTTATTTTATTGAAAACTATGTCAAGATTATTACACTTGATAAAGGGTTCGTTCAAATTTCACTGTATCCGTTTCAAAAAGAAGCCATCACTGATATCAATACGAATCGTCGTGTGATTGTAAAGGCTGGTCGTCAGGTCGGTAAGACCACGATGGTTGTTGGCTATATTCTTTGGTATATCTTATTCAATGAAGACAAGTTCGTTGCAATTCTAGCAAACAAAGCACCAACTGCAAGAGAAATTTTGAATCGCGTTAAAATTGCATATGAATCTTTGCCATTGTGGTTGCAACAAGGTGTTCGCGTTTGGAACAAAGGCGATATAGAATTAGAAAATAATTGTCGTGTGATGGCAACATCAACTGCTTCTAGTGCGATTCGTGGTTTCTCTATTTCATTATTGTATCTTGACGAGTTTGCATTCGTGCCAAGTAATATTGCCGAAGAATTTTTTACATCTGTTTACCCAACTATTTCTTCTGGTGAAACTTCCAAGATTCTTATTTCTTCAACACCGAATGGGATGAATCACTATTATAGAATGTGGACGGAAGCTGTTGAAGGTCACAATGGATTTACGCATATTGAAGCAAATTGGCGTCAAGTCCCAGGAAGAACACAACAATGGGCAGATGAGCAGCGTCGAGTTCTTGGAGAACAGAAGTTTTCACAAGAAATGGAATGCGAGTTTATGGGTTCAGCAGGAACACTTATCTCTGTAGCTGGTTTAAAGTCTCTTGCATTCGTAAAACCATTACATATATCTGATA